GAATGAAACAAAGTAATATGGACATTATATCTGACGCATTGGGTGTTACCCCAGTTAAGATAAACTCATCACTACTAACAGCACAAAATCGTGTACGATACTATTGGACAAACATACCTCAGTCTGATTTGCCTGACGATAAGTGCGTAGTATTACAGGACATACTAGAAGATGACGGCTACTCTGCTGACAGAGACAAATCATTTTGTATTGATGCTAACTATTTCAAGGGCGGTAACTTAAAGTCATACTTCGAGAAACATAGGCGACAGCTAGTGTTTTCGCCAGAAGGTCTAGCGCACGTAGGTGACGCTGACTTGAAGGGTCACGGCTACAATCGTAGGGTCTACCACCGCAAGGGCAAGTCACCCTCAGTATGTGCCGCATCAGGTGGCAACTTAGAGCCGAAGGTTTTAGTTGAGACTGCTGACAAACCTATGTGGCGTAAATTATTGCCACTAGAAGTGGAGCGTCTGCAAGGTATGCCAGACAACTATACTGCACACGTTAGTAATACCCAACGCTATCGAATGGTAGGTAATGGCTTTACGATACCAGTTATATCACATTTACTGAAAGGTATGACACTATGAGTTTGTGCGGAGAGATAGAGAACATTGAGTATGAAATCAAACAATTACTTAAAACATTGGATGATAAGCAAGCGTATCTACTCAAGCTAAAACAAATTGAGAAAGGAGAGTCTAATGGTCTTTCCTAAACCTGAGTGGATTAGATACAAGGTAGAATTAACTGCGGATTGTATACAATTAAACGATGCAAAGATAATGTTTCCCAAAGCACGATGTTCACATATATATATTTATGCTCACGGGGAACAAATGGTTAGGGATATACTTGATGATTATTTAGTAACTAAAATAGAAAGAAAGGATAAAGATGACTGAAGATCAGAAACAAATAGCGTCATTGATAGCTCAAGTTAGATGTATCAAGGAGAGACTATTAATCCTGGAGCAAAGAGAAATGCACAGAGAGGAAATGGATTTTATTCTTGGAGAGACATTATGAAAAGTTTTAGAAAGTGTGGGCAAAAAAAGTGTTGTAACTTTTTTAGCATTACAAGCAACCGCCAACAGTTTAAAAGATTTTGCAGTAGAAGATGTAAGGAGCGGGGTTGCGAACAGACATCACCGCAACGCAGAGCAACAACCAGAAAGAACGCAAAAATAAGATGGCACGCAAATCCTGATGTGAGGGCAAAAAACAATGAGGCAAAGAAGATCAGATATCACAAGCTGACAGATGAGCAAAAGAAATCATATAATAAAAAAAGAAATGACAAGTACAAAGCATACAGAGTGGTCTACCATCGCAACCGTATGAAAACAGATACTCACTATATGATACGTAACAAAGTATCTAACCGAATAACAAAAGCGTTAAAAGAAGGATACGGTGAAAAAAGCAGAACCAGTTGCCTAGAATATATTGGTTGTTCAATCCCAAAACTTCGCAAGCATCTTGAAAGACAATTTAAAGATGGAATGAACTGGGACAATCACGGTGCTTGGCATATAGATCATATCAAGCCGTGTGCCGCTTTTGATCTGTCAAATGAGGAAGAGCAATTCGAGTGTTTTCACTACTCAAACGTGCAACCGCTCTGGGCAGAAGAGAATATGAGAAAGGGTGCAACCTGGGGAGAGAACAAATGATACTTAAACCTAAGAAATGTCCTAACTGTTTTGGTGACGGTTGGATTCCTATCATAAAAGTAATAAGCTCAGTAGGAGACTTCACTCATAGTGAGTTAGAAGATGTAGGGGAAGAGGATTGCCCCGAATGTAATGGAACAGGAGAGGAGAAAATTTATGCGTAATCTTATTTTAATTAGTGTACTTGTCGTCATAATAATGGTTGCTATTCTTTATGCTAACATTGTAGATGATTTAAACTCAACTATTGATGATTTTTTTAATAATGGATAGTTATTGGTTTTTAAAAAATGCGCTACCATTAATGTTTATAGCTGTATTTGTTTTAGCTTGGTCTGTGTGTTATTATTTTAGTCACAATAACTATGAAAATAGTTTAAAAAGAAAGAGGAATAAAAAATGATATTAAAAGATATGGCAGAACAATATAGGTGTTCACCTAAGTTTTGTAAGCTGTCTATAAAAACTCAAAAAGAATATATGTCACAACAGAAAAAGGTTTGTGCAACTATTGTGCAGAATAATGTGAGACTAGGCGATATGAAGTTAAAGAAAATATCTTTAAAACATGTTGCTGTAGCATATGAACAGTGGCTACGCACTGGTACACGTACTGCTAATATGCGTAAGAGTTCACTATCTGTTGTATTTAAATATGCAATGCAGAATGAACTTATGGATAAAAATCCTTTAGTTGGCTTAGAGACTACAAAAGATAGTGTACGTTCAGTTAAGTGGGAACGTGACGAGGTTAAAAGATTTTTAGATATTGCTTACGGAAACTTTAAGTATAGAAATATTGCTTTGTTGTGCCAGATGGCATACGATTTTGGGCAGAGACTAAAAGATATGAGGCAGTTAAAGTGGTGCAGTATAAATTTTATTGAGAAAACAGCCAATATAAAACAGTCTAAGAGAGGGGCAGAAGTTCATTTACCTATTGATGATAAGTTAATTAAGATGCTACAGCAACAAAAGGAAGACTTTGATGGGGTGTCAGAGTATGTGTGTCCTCGCATCCCTATTAGGGGTAATGGCTATCGGGAATATTCTGAACAAGAAATATCTTATTTAGTTAACGATATAAAGCGAGAAGCAAACATTAGACCAGAGTTGTGGGCAATGGATTTTAGGAGAACTGCTGTAACTGAGATGGTAGAGAGTGATGTTGATGTATTTGGTATTATGCAGGTTACAGGGCATCAAAATCCCCAATCAGTTAAGAACTATTTAGTTAATACTCGTGAGGGTGCAACTACTGCGCTATCTAAGCGAAACGCTAATGGGTAGCATAAAATCTTTTATCCAGGATATAAACATTGCAGAAGGGGAACGTCTTAGAATGGACTGCCCTTCTTGCAGGGGATCAAATACATTAAGTATTAGTCGCATTGATGGTGTTATTCTATATCAATGTTATAAGTTAATGTGTTCTGAAGCAGGGGGTATTTACGAAGGGATGACAGCAGGGCAAATAAAAAAACGTATAGCTTCATTAAGTGACAGTAGTTCTGCCCAAGATAGGTGCCAGGAAAATGTACCTATGATCATACCAGAATACATTGTCCCTATAAGTAAGGATAAGAAGTTAATTAACTTTATTAAAGGTTGGGGTCTAGAATATGTAGAATTATTGTATGACGTTAAAGATAAGAGAGCAGTGTTTCCTATACGAAAAGATGGCACAATTATTGATGCCGTAGGTAGATCATTAGTAGGGGGAATACCAAAGTGGTTAAGATACACGGGTGCAGCCGATGTTTATCTTGCGTGTAAAGGGAAATCTAATGGTGTTGCAGTTATTGTTGAGGATGTTATTAGTGCTAACACTATATGTAGTGTGTGTCAAAATGTCACAGGTATAGCTATCTTAGGAACATCATTAAGCCTAAAACATATGGAGTATCTACAGGAATATAAAAAAATTATAGTTGCTTTAGACCCTGATGCTTCACACAAGAACTTGCAGTACAGACGAGAGATAGCGTCTTGGACGGGGATAGACACTATTGCTATGCGTTTAAACGATGATATAAAGTATAGAGAGACAAAGGATCTAATTAAATTAAAAGCACTGTGCGGTTAAATAATGGTGTTCTATCGTACTATTCCATTGTTGAAGGATGCACATTACCCTGCTTGCGTTGGCCTATGCCAGATTGGTAGGGGCAGAGTAATGGAATCTTGGAATGATGGTAAAAGCAGATCAACAAAGTGGTATCTGTGGCCTTTACCAATGAGATGGATTGGTTGGGATAGCAGAGGATCTTATTTAGGAAGAAGAAGAAAGGTAAAATGACAGAAATATCATTATTAAAAACTTTAATGAATAAAGAGTTCTATGAATTACATAAAGGGATACGATGCCCAGACAAAATCTTTACTAAGGATGTCAGAAAAGTAAAGCAGACACTTGATTACGCAATGGAGACATACGATCAGGGGTTATCACTAGCAGATCTGGAAGCTCTGTTTTATGCAACAAACAATACACTTACTACATCTAATAAAGAACAGTACAAAAAGATCTTTCATAAGATAGCTAGTAGCAGTGCTTTGAATACTGAGGTAGCTACGAAGGTTATTTCTAGGATGTTCCAACAGGTGGTAGGCGAAGAGATAGCTAACATCGGCTACGATTATGTAAATGGAACGCAAAACAGTTTAGAGTCTTTACGTAAAATTGTAGAGACATACCAGAATGATTTTACCCCTAACGTAAAGATAGAGTTTGAGGATATGAGTATAAATACATTGATTGAAGCTAACGAAACTGAGACCCAATGGAAGTTTAATATATCTAGCCTAAGACGTAATGTCGAGGGTGTCAGTGAGGGCCACTTCATAATAGTAGGGGCGAGGCCAAACACTGGCAAGACTAGCTTCCACGCTTCTATTATTGCTTCTCCGAAAGGGTTTGCAGAGCAGGGTGCTAAGTGTGTTGTTTTATGTAATGAAGAGGCCGCAAATAGGGTCGGAGCAAGGTACTTATCAGCCGCTACTACTATGTCAATGGAAGAGATAAAAGTTAACCCATCTAAGGCGGCTCTGCGCTACGATAAGGTCAACCCTAACATACATATTAAGGATTCTACAGGTAAAGATCTGAGTTGGGTTGAGGCTGTAGTTAAAGCTACTAAGCCTGATGTATTAATACTTGACATGGGAGATAAGTTTGCCCCACGTACCAGTGACAAGACAGATGTTTATCTTAGGGATGCCGCTATACATGCCAGGAATATAGCTAAAGAATATAAATGTGCTGTCTTTTGGTTGTCTCAACTGAGTGCGGCAGCCGAAGGTTTAGCGATGCCAGATCAGTCAATGTTAGAGGGAAGTAAAACTGGCAAGGCGGCAGAGGCTGACTTGATGATACTTATAGGTAAGAACAGAGTTATCGAAGGGAATGAGATGGAAGACAAAGAGAGACATCTAAACATAGCTAAAAACAAATTGAAGGGCGGCTTTCACGGACGTATAACTTGCCAGTTGGCAGGAGATATAGCACAGTATACAGCGTGAGAATTGTACTAGACGTAGAGAACACAGTTACTAAACGTAATGGCAAGACCCATATGGACCCGTTTGAAGCCAATAACTTTTTGGTACAGGTGGGTACTAAGAATGTAGATGTACCTACGGAACGACATCTGTTGACGTTCGATCACGTTGAATACACTGACCGTAATGGTGATAATTCTAGGCTGTTACAAACTATCTTAGATCAAACTACACTACTTATAATGCACAACGCACAGCACGATCTAATGTGGTTGTGGGCTAGTGGGTTTAAATATGATGGCGACATCTATGATACGATGTTAGCTGAATATATTTTACAGCGAGGGCAGAAGCAACCTCTTAGCTTACTGGCTTGTGCTGAACGCAGAAACTTAACCTTTCAGAAAGATGATACATTAAAGAAATACTTTAAAGAAGGATACAACACAAATGAAATACCGCTTAAAGAACTTACACATTATCTTGGCTGCGACATTGATACTACTTCCGAATTGTTCACTGCTACTATTACCGAAGGCTTCGCCAAAAGCGAGTCCAACGGAATGGATAGAGTTCGAGACATTACCTTCAAAGTCTGTAAAGCCCTTACCCGAATGTATATGCGAGGGTTCAGAGTGGATAGACTCGCCCTTCGAGAAGTAAGGAGAGAGTTTGAGGAAGAGAAGGTTGCAATCCAGGATAGACTATTTAGACAAATAAGAGATTTAATGGGAGACACTCCCGTTAATCTTAATAGCCCTGAACAAGTATCTCAGGTTGTATTTAGTAGGAAGGTAATTGACAAGAAAGAATGGGTTGAACTGTTTGACTTTACGAAAGACTATAAAGAGTTTAGGGATGCCATAGAAACAAACAGTGTAAAACTTAGAAAGACAGTAGCTTTTAGTTGCCCTATTTGTTCTGGTGTTGGTAGTAGGTACAAGAAGAAGAAAGACGGTACTAACTTTAAGAAAGCTAATAAGTGTCCTGACTGTTCAAGTCGAGGCTATCAACTTAGACAGACTAAAGTATTAGCAGGGCTAGGATTTAACCCACCAAATAAAACTTGGGTAAGTGCAAATGGTTTTAGTACCAGTAAAGGCAACTTAGATATTTTAATAGCTACAGCTAAGACAAAACGTATGTCTGTGGCTATACAATTCTTAGAGGATATAAAGCGTCTGTCG